ACTCTGGGTCTGGTGCTACCTTCAGTGGTTCGATAATGGGATAACCATCATCGTCCGTCCATTCCGTGTCATACATATGCCGGTCTTTGCGGCACGCCACGACCATCCATGACACCGTGTCGGTGCAGGTGGCTTCCTCGCAGTCAATGGTCAGAGTGCTGCCAGTAACCGAGCCCCGCACATGAAACCAGCCGGTTTCGTTTGAGGTGAAGCATTGCTCATCGCGGCAGAGCAGAACCCATGTGCCGCTGGTCATCCCTGCCGCTTCGTCGAGGTCAATGGAGGCCGTCCCGTCCACCAGAGTGACAGTGGACCTGTATATTAGATCCGCCATTGGTGCTTCAACGAAACTGTGAATTAGGTGATGGTCGCTCATGGATTCCAGTGGATGATCAATTTTAAACGCCCCGCTCGTTTTCGAGAGCGATCCATTGACATCGAGTTTGGCGGTCGCTGTCGTCGCATCACCAACTCGCAAGCCCGTGGAAGTCCAGTTGCCAATCGCCCCCGCGTTGACGCCGAACCACACCGCCTGACCATTTTTTGAATTGAGAGTCGTCGCGCCTGCGGCGGTCTGTACTAGCGCGTAGTCAGTCGCATTCTCGCAATCGATATGCCCGAAATGCGCCCGATCAGCGGTCATCGTAGACGAGATAAATCCCATGCCGAAATAGCACGCGATGTCGGTGTCTTTGGCGACCGTGATAGCAGCATCTAATGTCGTCTCGCCCGTGACATCAAGCGTCCCGCCAAGATCCACATTGGTCGGGAGGCGGGCATTGGCGAGGGTGCCACTGGTAATGTTTGAGGCGCTGTCGCACCCAATACTGGTCCGCAGCGTGGACCCACTCTCCGCCACCGGATCAGTGGACCCATCGCCCACGATCATTTCGCTGTCGGCCAGGACGGACATGGCGGCGACCGTGCCAGTGCCGTTGCCAAGGAGTACTCCACCATCAGTCAGCGAGGTGGCTCCGGTGCCCCCATAAGGGACAGTCACGGCGGTGCCGTTCCAGACGCCGGACGCAATCGTGCCGGTCCCGGTGATCGAGGTCGAGACGGCTGTATTGAAGCCCCCGATGGAGATGTTCGCCTTGGTCAGCTTCTTCTGGGCGTCGGACGTATCCACCACCGCAAAATAATCTCCGTCGCCATCAGCAGTGCTGGTGGAGAGTTCGGAGAGGTCCACATTGACCGTGACATCCCCCGTGGCCCCCGAGACATCGACCAGGGTGCCCGCAACAACAGAGGTGACCTTGGCGTCGGTATAGCTCGTCCCGATAGAGGTTCCGTTCCACACCCCTGTCGCAATCGTGCCCAGAATGGTAATCGCGGTGGAACTACCCACATCCAGCGTAGTGGGATCGCCAGAAGCGTCTCCAATCAGAATGACGCCATCGCCCAACACAGCGGTGGCCGTGATAGCCGAGGTCCCACTCCCCAACAACACCCCACCATCGGTGAACGTCGCCGCTCCCGTGCCGCCCTGATTGACCGCCAGCGTCCCGGTGATATTGGCCGCCGCGAGGTAATACACCCCCTCCTGCCCATCGAGCTTGTCGGCATCTAGATAGGTGACGACTGCCGCGCCAGAGATACAGGCAAACGGCGCATTGGTAGACCGGCTGAAGGTGTGCAGCCCCGTGATGGTATAGGCGTTCTCTTCGGTGACGACGGTATTCCCGGAGAGATCCGCATCGGTGTTCGCAACTTGGATATCAGCCATTTAGCGAACCTCGTAGGCCACATTGATCACCCAGGTTGCGGTCCCATCACTGGTGGAGGTTTCTGCGCTTAGGGCCGTGTTGTCAGAGAGCTGCAACCCATGAATCGCCATCCCGTCCATGGCATACCACTCGAAGGTCCGGTCATTGACCGTCGCGCCCCCTTTGCGGAGCAACGTATCCCCACCTGCGCCATCTTCCAGCCGCAGCAAGGAGCCCGTACCGGCCACTGCTACATCAATCGACCACCACAAGACCACAATACGCTGGCCACTGCCTGGAGCAGCCACAAGTGACGTATCCGCGTTGGAGCTAATACTGGATTGGGTCTGAAACTGTCCTCGTGCCATGCGCAACTCCTAAGTGGTATGCAAATACCGATAGTCATAGCCAGGCGTGCGATCCCGATTGAAGCGGGACAGGGCCTGAATTGTGGGGGTAAATGTTTCCGCCAGCGTTGCCATCACCCCTGCAGGATCATCGTCCTTCCCGACCCGCAACAACTTGGTGGCATAGGACGCCACGGGCATCAGGGCAATATCAGGATAGGCAAACGTGCCAGCCGCAGTCAGGTCTGTGGCGGCCTTGAACCCGTAATAGCGCAGGGTATGGGTTGCATTCGGCAACGGATCCCAATAAAAGTTTTCCCCGTTGGTCCAGTAGCGCACCGGACGCCCCGTGGTAGTGGCAGTGCTGGTCCAGTACTGCGACCCCTGATAATAATCCCCCACTGGGCCCACCCGTTCCAGGTCCCAGGACGGTCGGCTGGTGTCCGGGTCAAGAAACTGCACACGATCTACGCGCAGCAACCCACTGGGAAACGTGGTGGTTTCGGTATCGGCTGCGGTCGTGATCGTCGCTACTGTCGACCCCATGACATTGGGTTCCAGGGCCAGGAGTGACTCCAAAAAATCCTGGGCGGCGTTGACAGCCCGGAGGCCGAAAGTGACGCCCGTTTCCCCTGATTGCAGGGCCAGCCCTCGATCCATGACCTCCATGAGATCCAGGACGCTTTGTCCAGTCGCCATTTAGTCCCCCGCATGGTGCTTTACAAATTTGCTCCCGTTCGATGGGCCGCACATGCTGATCTGGATCTTGGTGTGATCCCACCGATCGGCTCCCACATCATCTCTGTACTGATCCCGCTGGGTGCGGGAGGCAGCCTGTTCGCGTTGGGCTTCCTCTTCAATCCGGGACCAATACTGTTTCCCATTCCCCCACTTGAATCCACTCTGTTCGTAGAGCACCGCAAATACCCGTGCATCCAGGGACACATACCGCTGGGCTGCATCTTCAACGACGAACAGGAGTAACCACCCCTGACAGAGTGGGTGCTGAATCCGTGGACGCTTGTACCACACCAACCAGCGTTCCTTGATCGGATGCCAGGTAATATCCAGGTCCGAGTGCATCGCCTGCAGCTGCGCACGAAACACCGCTGGGGCATGTTGTACCCCAAACCGATTAGGATGCCAGAATTGGAGGGTTGATTCGATCGAAGGTGGAGCAGGACGGGCAGGTGTGACCTGAAACCCGTCCTGGGTTGTTTGCATGGCGGGCATGTCAACCAAACACTTTCTCACCAAACGCCCGCACCCGGTCGTCCTTGCTGGCCTTGCAGTGACGCGCCATCCGGGCACGCGCCACGTTGAAAGAGGATCGGGACTCCGGCTTGAACATCGTGGACCAGCCATCAACCGGGCAGGAAATGCTGCCAAGCTCCTCGTCAATATCACAGGCATCCGGCAGCGGGGCTTCGGGCTTGATCCACTCAGGATGAAACGCCGCAATGGGCGAATCCTGCAGGGACAGTGCCAGTGGCTGGCGGGCCCCCTGATCGTCTATATACGTGGTCACCTTCCCTGCATCTGACGTCACCCCACCCCGATGCGGCCGTCCCTTGCCGTCCCAGGCGTGCATCGTAGGAAAACGGGGAGCCCCTTTGGCTGCCAGGGCTTCCCATTTCTTGGATTCAGCCAGGTAGGTCTGAATCGCGGAGGTTACGGCAGGAATCCCTACCCAGGACATCCCACGATGCTTGGTCAACTCTTCCAGTTCATAGATGGCCCCCAGGACTTCACGCACAACCACCGGGGCGACCCCCGACGGTAAGGCATCCTGCAGGGCGGCCACAGGAGATTCCCCCAGATGCTGCAAGAAGAACTGATTCTCTTCCAATGAATACTTCACCGGGTCAAACGTTTCCATGGAACTCCTTAGTAGGTCGTATTGGTCCGTATGGGCTTCAGGACGATATGGACTGCCCCTTCATACGCCGACACCGTCCCAGTAAAGTTCAGGGAGATTTGTTCTCCCCTATCCATCTTCCGGGCGGCCAGGGTCGAGGTCAGTGTCGCCTGCACCGGGGTATCAGCTGTGCTATCCAGGGCAAACGCGGAACTCAGGGCTGTGGTCAAACTGGCTGCCGCTGTGCCCGACGCAGAAATCCCGACATCGAGTGTGCTGCTGCCCGCACCCACAATACTGTGCGTTTCCCGCACATCCAGGATTTCGTAGTCCTGGTCCGCGACAAAAATCTGGCAATCAGCAGCTTCTCCCGCTGAAATTGTGTATGGAATGTGCACCGCCGCAAGTCGGGCAATGGCTTTGATTCCCATAATCTCTCCTGGCGAAGTGATGGAGCAGGGACCGGCTGGGATGTCGATCCCTCCCCCCACCTACTCAGTTTACGATTCTGCTACATCCTCGATCTTGGCCCCGGCGGCCGGGTTGTCGCTCATCAACTGTCCCTGCCAGTACCACGCCACCTCGAAGGTGGTTGCTGTGGTCTGCCGGAAGAACGGCGTGCCGTCGAAGATTTCCGAGACCGGGCGTGGGGTCTCATTCTCCCCGTGTCCCAGGAAGAAGTGGGACTTGTCCATTCCGATAATGGTATTGGCCGCAAAGTACGGATCCACATGCCAGGGTTGGCCAGAGAAACGGTAAATAGTGCCACCGTCGCCGCCGTCCTTCCCTTTTTGCTGGGCTCCGCCATCACGCCCCACACCCACCTGTCCTCCGAACGCTTTCGGCGATGTCATGGCGAAGTAGGTATCTTCACGCAGGAGATCGTGATAGCGCCGGACGATGGCCAGATTGGAGACATAGGCATTCAGGGACGCCCCGCCCTTCTCACGCACAGCATCTTCCAGCTGCATCATGAGGTCTTCGGTGAGCGCCCGGTTGGTGCTGCTATTCGACAACACCACCGATTGCCAGTATTCATTCCCCGCAGTTGAGCGGTTGATGTTCCCAAAATTCCCGTTGCCAGGATTGCCATCATCAATCACACCCAGAATACCGTTGGTGTGATAGATCGCACCCGATTTTGTCGTGTTCTCGATACAGAAGAAGTCCCCAGCGGCCGTGCCACTGGGAGCCGATCCACTGATCGTGACCGTGCGAGCGATCGGGTCGACCGAAGTAACGGTTCGTGAGGCCGCCAGGTCAGCATCGTTGTCGGAGGCGTCAATCAGGTCCACGACCATGCCGATATCTACCCCAGGCAGGGCGTTTACCGTAATGGTGGTCTGATTATCCGCCGCAGGCATGATCGCCAGTTTTCCCAGCCCATCTGAGATGAGATCCCCGTTAATCAGCCGCAGGACTCGTCGCTTGAAGCCCTCTTCCAGCATTTTCAAGGCCGTCTGGAACGCAAACTTGGAGTTGCGCGCATCCTGTAGGAGCTTCCACGACATATTGTAGAGCCCCGCAAATTCCTGCAAGGCCCAGGTCGCTTCTGCCGTGTCCGGGTTCAGATTGGTCGGTAAGGTCCCGCCTTCTGCCAAGCCCGTCCACGCCCCAGGATTCTTGGTCATGATGGGCATGATGAACTGCCCCCGACCACCCATAGGTTTCTTGATCTTCTGAAACAGGTTCCAGGTGACGACTTCCTGATTGAGCAGGTACAGCACCTGATCCACCCCGTAGGTGTATTTCAGGGCTTCGATGACATCACTCGTACTTGCCATAGTCGTCTACTCCTATGACAGTGGGTGCGGTTATTCAGGCGTTCCTGGATTCAGCATCGGCCAGAGTTCATTGGCACGGTCCTGGGGTGTTTTATACCCCCCGGTTTTCCCATCCGTGATCGCAACCTCGCCGCCCTTTGTCGGAAAGGGTGAGGTCGCCTTGGCCTTTGTAGCCGCTTGCCGATCAAGTTCCCGCATGCCCTTCCGCATGGCCTCCAGGCGTCCTTGTACCATCGTGCCATACTGGTCATTGAGCCCTGTACCCTCATGGGAGTAATACACATCTTGCAGGTACTCATTAACCCACGGTTCATCCGGGAGTGCGTGATCAGCTCGCGCTTTGGCGAAGCGTTGATCGAGATCCGACTGCGCTACCTTGGTCGTTTGCGTACCCATCTGGTCCCGCAGCGCTTTGTGTTCCTGGTACATCTGCGTCAGGGCCTGGTCACGCTTCTGGATCGCCTGATGTAAAGGGTTAATTCCTTCAGTGATCAAGCGCTCGATTACTTGGGCGGCGGTCGGCCCGTCAAGATAGGACATTTCCCGCAACTGGTCGAGCAACTGCGTCTGCTGCTGCTGCTGTCCCTGTGTACGTTGCTGCGTCTGCGCCTGCTGTTGCTGCATCTGCTGTTGCTGCTGCAGATACTGCTGTTGCTGCTGCCATTGCTGACGCTGTCCCTCAAATTGACGGCGCTCGTCTGCTAAGGTCTGGGATTTTTTCGTGAACTCGGCCTGGGCATCCTTCGGCCAGGCTCCTGTGGTATCCGCTGCACTGTCAGGGGGAGCTGCAGCCGTGTCTGCTGCTGCAGTCTCCGGGGTGTCCATTAGTTGTGTGTCGTCTGGCATGAGTCCCTCATTGAGTGGTCAGGCGAGTGCGTGGTGGGTATTCATCTGCCGATGAGTCCATCCACCCGTGTTCGCGTGCCGTGTTCATATGGTTCCTCGCACCGTGCAGTATGAAAGGGAAGCGGACCGCTTGTCAACCACGCGGTCGGCCCTGGGGACCCTGTTGGGCGGCCATCGCCTGTGCCAGGGCTTCTGGAGCCTGGGGCGCAATGTCTTGGCTGGCACGGAACTGCTCCAGGGCCATGTCAATCGCTTCGGCGGCGGCTTTGGCAGCGGCTTGTTGGGCGGCCTGTGCCACAGCCCCTTGCACCTGTTGGTTCTGCGCCCCCTGCTGTCGCCGTTCGGACGCCTCCATCAACAATGCGCGGCATTTGTTCCAGAATGCCACAAAGCCCTGCTGGATCTCAGGACTGGCCCCCAGAAACTCCATCGTGGCCATTTCTGACTCCAGTTCATCCATCACGACCCGCAAATTCCAGAAGGGCATGGGAATCTGGGGTGGCAGGGCCTGCCCCTGCCATAACCGCTCCACCAGATGCATGGCCAGCTTGCGATATTTGGATTCCGCGTCTTCGCGCCCGGCATCACCCATGGCTAAATCAGAGGCAATCTTTTCCTTGTCGATCTTCCCGGTACGCTCATCAATGTAAAGAATACTGAGGGGCGATTCCAGATGTTCCCGAATCCGAGCCTCCCGCAGGGCCCGCATTTCGGGAATCAAGCTCCCCCGCTCCACCGTGATGGAATAATCGGTCCCGGCCCGCAGGATTTCCGAGGTCTGGAAGATAAAGACCTCATCCTTCATGGAATTGTCGGTGTAATGCAGGGTGCGGAAGGGCGGATAAAATTCCTTCACCCGATTCACGCGCATTTCCTTGACTTTCGCCATGCGCTGCCCCAGATGGCGGTAGAGATTCCCCCACTGGGTGTCGAGCAGTTCCTGCAGCATAGGCACGGCCATCGGCCCGCGCATCTGGCCCGGAAATTTCGACTCCTGGAACAGATCCACCCCACCTGCCACTTCGCGCAGGAGTTTCAGGGTCAAGTCGATGGATTGCATGAACCACGTGGGCAGATCGGGAGGATCCCGGCGCTGCACCATCTTGGCTCCCTGCTCATTCAGT